TCGCGTGTCGATGAGATCTATAACATACTTCTAGAGAGATAATTTTCTCATGGCAAGAAAAAAAGTAATCGATCTAGATACTTACAGTGCACTTGATGCCTGGGCTATTAGCTTGCAGGAGATGTATCGGGCACTGCGCAGGGCAGGCTTTGATGTCGATTTAGCATTGGCAATTATTGTAGAGCCTATGTCGTATCCGCGCTGGATCTTGCCAGAGCCAGTTCAGCCAGACAGGCTAGGCGATTACGAAGATGAGGATGACGATTAAGCGAATCGTAGTCGTGTCCGATCTTCAAGTTCCTTATCATGATCGGGTAGCCACTCGTAACCTTGCTAGTTTTATTACAAAGTTTAAGCCAGATCAAGTAGTCACCATTGGCGATGAGATTGATCTTCCCCAGATTAGCAAGTGGGAGGAAGGGCGCATGGGAAGTTATGCCCAGACCCTAGATGATGACCGAAATGAGGCTGTGCAGCTTCTCTGGGAATTAGGCGTAACAGATTGCATCCGTAGCAATCACACAGATCGCCTGTATAACATCATCATGGCTAAAGTGCCGGCATTTGGTGCATTACCAGAGCTGCGCTTTGAGAAGTTTATGAAGTTCGATGAGCTCGGCATAATCTTCCATAAGAACCCAATGCCTATTGCGCCTAACTGGATTGCTGTTCATGGTGACCACACACCAATTAAGCCACAGGGGGGCTTATCAGCCTTAGAAGCGGCTCGTAGGCATGGTAAAAATGTTATCTCAGGTCATACCCACAGAGCAGGGCGTTCAGCCTTCTCAGAGGCTTCTGGCGGGCGTATAGGGCGTGTCCTACATGGTGTCGAGGTAGGCAATCTCATGGACTTTAAGCAAGCTGCTTACACTAAGGGCGTAGCTAACTGGCAACAGGCTTTCGCTATCATCTATGTAAACAAGGCTAAGGTGCAGGTAGATCTTATTCACATTGAGAAAGATGGCACATTTATTGTGTCTGGAAAGTCTTACGGCAGACCCCGATAATCGTTATCGTTTCGTTATACAAATGTCCGCGATTTTGTCGGGTGGTCATGAGACTCTAATCTAGTAAGCCAGTCAAGGGCACTGGATGCAGATAGGTACAAAATGTCAAACACAGATAAATTGCTTTTAATATGCATTATCGGCATGTTATTTGGCTTTGGTGTGGCTCTCTATGATGTATCAAAGAGAAGCTACGAAAAGGGTTTGCGCGAGGGATATCACCGCGGGCGCAGCATCAAAGGACAAGAATGAGAGCCAATGAAATCCTACTTACAGCCACAGACACGATCCGCGACCGTGGCCTTCAATACGGTCACCCTGCGGATAACCTGCAACACACCGCAATGCTCCTCAGTGCATATTTACAAACACCGATCCACGATTATCAAGTCGCAGGAATCATGGTGCTCGTTAAACTTGCACGGACTAATCAGTCATCCCAGCACATTGATAACTGGGTCGATCTATGCAGCTACGGTGCACTCGCAGGGCAACTAGCAACAGAGGAGAATGAACTCTATGTTTAATTTAGCCGATTACGAACCAGTTGAGGTGAGACTTGAAAAGTTTATTAAGGACTATCCATCGTTCCGCATATCTACTGAGTTGGAAGTTGTCGAGGCTTCTCGATACATCGTTAAAGCTTATCTGTACAAAGATGCGGCAGATGTTGTCGCATGGGCGACAGGATACGCTGAGGAAACAGTTACTAGCCGAGGTGTTAATCAGACTAGTGCACTGGAGAATTGCGAGACTTCGGCAATCGGCAGAGCACTTGCAAATGCAGGTTATGCTCCTAAAGGAAAGAGACCAAGCCGAGAAGAAATGAGTAAGGTTGTTGCTACAAAAGTAGTAAAGCCACCAGTTCAAGATGTTAAGGCAGATGATCAGGATTACTGGACTACACCTGTCAATGAGTTTAACAAAGTAGTCGATGCGCCTGTCACGCTTGACAAAGCAATGGATCTTGTGCAGGACATATTAGGCACTGGAAAAGCTGTTGAAGCACCAAGCTGCGAGCATGGACATATGCAATGGCGTGAAGGTGAAAAGAATGGCAAGGCATGGGGTGGCTACTTCTGCAATACAGCGATCTCATCAGCTCATCGATGCCCTACAAAGTGGTACAACCTTGGATCAGATGGAAAGTTTCATCCACAGAAAGCGAGAGTGTAATGGGAAACATTGGAATTAAGATAAATGGTGAATGGGTCGATCTCATGTCAGCCTTTGTGCCATGTCAGTTATGCAATGAGCCAGTACAGATTAAGAACTTGGTTGATTTATCGCAGGATGCAGTTAATGGCACAGTGTCATGGCAATGCTTGAAATGCAGTGCAATTAATGGCTGAGTTTCCGGACATCTATCGATCGCCAGTTGATCGCCATGTCTACAGTTTTAGTGGCTATGCAGGCATGGATAACTGCTCAGATTGTGATTCATTCGCACAGGTAAATGAGTACGATCGAGTGCATGATGGTGCTGTCTTATTCTTCTGCAAGAATTGCGAGAACAAGCATCACCTATGACCCAGCATAGGAAACACAGAGGTTTCCGCACAGAGCGTGTTGTCGCACAGTACCTATCGACTGTATGGCAAGGCGCATGTGTGGGAAGGGGTAGTGGCAAGGATATTGTTAATGTGCCGTTCGATGTTGAAGTCAAAGCCCGCGCTGGATTTCAACCGAAAGCATATTTAGCACAGCTGAAAAGCCGCACAGCCATTTCGGGGGAATTGGGCTTTGGGGTTATCAGACTCAACGGACAGGGTGAAGATGCGCGTGATTATGCCGCGATAATCCGACTTGAGGATCTCTTGCCACTACTCATATTAAAGTATGGTCACTTAGACAAAGAACCCACAGAGGCAGACATTGACCACTGCCAGTTATGTGGATCATGGATGATCAGGAGATGCTTAACATGCCAGCCTACGACTACCGATGCACAGCCTGCAATCTCAGTCAAGAGATTACACATGGATGGAACGATAGACCAGTGATTCCATGTAGCTACTGCAATGCACCGATGGTCAAAGGATTTAGTGCTACGGCTATCCACTTTAAGGGCAAGGGCTTCTATTCAACCGATAAATAGTTATCCACAGAAGTTATCCACAGCCGGTGATTAGGAGGAACTATGAAACGAAACACCGCTCTGAGCAGGACTTTTACAAATGGATTTGACAGCGATGGTACGCTAACTCGGCAGAGCCTCTCAAAGGCTCACCGCGAGCCCCTTAGGGGCGTAGCTCGCGGGGTGCTAGTAGCTATTGGGATAGGTCTATGCTTCATGACTGAAGCAGGTGGATCTAAACCAATGCAATATGTTACTTACAAAGAATATGCATTACATCTATTACATTATGACTATAAGCAATATAGCTGCTTAGCAATACTGTATGGTAAAGAATCTGCCTGGAATCCTAAAGCAGCTAATGGATCTCACTATGGTATTCCTCAAGGTAGAAGCCAGTGGCTTAAAGACCAAGATGGTTATACTCAGATACAGTGGGGTCTTAAATATATAGGTCATCGGTATGGTGAACCATGTAAAGCACTGGATCATTGGAAGGCTAAGGGATGGCATTAGACAAGCTGAACAGCAGGCGATATCGCGAGCAGCGTGAACGCGTGTTCATGCGCGATGGTAGAGCTTGTCAATTATGTGGTACAGATGAAGGCGAGATGCACATCGATCACATCATCCCACGCAAGGCAGGTGGAGACCACAGTCTTGACAATCTGAGAGTGTTATGCAAGTCATGCAACTTGCGCAAGGGTGCGCTCAATGAGGTGGTTTTTTTAGCACAGACGGCTACCCCCCCTGTCTTTCTTGACAATATCTCCCCGATGCAGTCCGAACCGATGCTGGACAGTCCGTTTAAGACCCGACCCAGTCCAGACCAATGACAACTAAGCCCAGAAAGTCCAAAGCCCTACGAGGGGCAACCAAGCCACGGCTTCACAGTCCACTTCTCAAAGGCGAAAACAAGCTGCAAGATGTAAAAGACCTGTGCGAGATCGTAAAGATGCCGCTCATGCCGTGGCAAGAGTTCGTACTCAAGGACATGCTTACGATTGACAAGAAAGGCATGTGGATTCGTAAAACAAACCTTATTTTGGTCGCTCGGCAGAATGGTAAGACTCACTTAGCCAGAATGCTGATACTTGCGCACCTCATAAAGTGGAATACCGATGTCCTAATTATGAGCTCTAATCGAAGCATGGCACTAGATACCTTCCGACAAGTCACACACCTACTGGAGACCAATGACCACCTTAAAGGATTCGTTAAACAGATCAGACACGCTAACGGAACTGAAAGCATTCAGATGCTATCTGGAGCAAGGCTTGATGTTGTCGCAGCAACTAGAGACGGCTCTCGCGGTCGATCAGTCAATGGACTGCTCTACATCGATGAAGTCCGAGAGATCACAGAAGATGGATTTAGAGCTGCTACTCCTACAACTAGAGCTCACCCAAACTCTCAAACGCTTCTTACCTCTAATGCAGGAGACGCTTTCAGCACTGTACTCAACGACCTACGAGAAAGAGCTATCGATTATCCACCCAAGTCTTTTGGATTCTATGAGTACTCAGCCCCTCAATACTGCAAGATAACTGATCGCGATGCATGGGCTTTGGCTAACCCCTCTTT